AGCTTACCATTAACTCCATTCAGGTACAGTGTATACTCATCACATACCTTGTTCAAATACGGTTCTATGCGCTTCTTACCAATGTCACTGACCACATCAACAATCTTGTCTTTTGGTGTATCTTTGTAGAACTTTTTGATGATCGGGTCAACAGTAAACACGCACGAATCGGTATCACCCATGATACCATAATCAATACCAGTAGTACCAAGAACGCCATTCAGATAATCATTGATCTTGTTTTGCGTGTATTGGATGATAGCCTGACCAGTCATCGTGATACCTTCTGCGATACGAGTATCAAAGAAGATGAAATGTTCATTAGCACATGCACCATACAAGCTATTAATAGCGATCTTGACCGCCTGTTGATACAGATTGAACACGGCTGCTTCTTGACTCAGACGTTCGTATTCAGACTTATCATAATTGCCTTGTGATTTTAGTTGTTCTACTTTCTTTTCTGCTGCTTTCTGTTTACCTTTGTATTCGACACGAAGATTGAAATATTTTTCTACAACAATAGGCAAACATCCCTTTTTGTCTTTGCTAAACACATGTCCATTACACGCTACGATATGATCATTATCAAATTGCTTCATAGTAATGAACTCTGGTATCGTTAAATTGACGAATTGGTCATCAATGATCGTTTCCGGTGACATGTTCAACATCATCAGAATAGACGGATACAACGATGTCGCGTCGACACCCACAGCCCATCTGTAATATCCAGCAATAGGCTCCTTAACAACAGCGCCTACAATATCCTTATATGGTTTGTCATTCTTGGTCGGAATAATAACCAACGACTTCAATAAGTGATTGTAGATGATCGTTTCCCACATCGTGACCGTACCTAGTGTTTCTTCAAAAGAACACTTAGCCATGTGAGCAAGCATAACAGTCAATCGAATAAACTTTTTCTTATCTTCTAATTCATCCACGATTTCGGTATCAATGATGTTGTATAGTACGTACTTGTCCCAATGATTCGTATATGCTTCATAGAATGATACGCCAAGATCGAGCTTTGGTTTTTTTAGTTCAACAAAACCAATGTGACCCAATTTATAACTCTCTTGTTTTTTGAGATTGAATTTTTTGTAAAGTAGCTGGTAGTCTAGTTGCGACACACCAATTATTTCATATACTAATTGTGGGTTCTGATGTTGATCTTTCTTTGTTCTGGAATAGACCCTGCCAAAAGGAGACAGTTTATTGAGTGTTTTTTCATCAAACAGGCGTTCAATCCGAGCGCAAATGTACGGAATATCGAACCCATAAGAATTCCATCCAGTGATGATATCTATAGACGATACCCGCCAATATTTAATCACCGCTGCTAGTAACTCCTTTTCGTCCTCATAGTGATGATACGTGACTGTCGGGTCGTCTGTCTTGTAAGGTTTTCTGCCGAATACCACCTTTTTCTTTGACGACGCATCGATAAACGTAATCAACAGAATTTCTTCCATCGGATTGAACGGCGAAGGCATTCTACCAGTAATATGCACCGTAGTCTCGATATCAACAGATTGAATGCGTATAAGCGAAAAATCCGCTACTGGTTCTTTGTCGTAGTATTCGTCACCAAGATACTGATAAGCCCATCTAGTATTACCATAAATCGGTATATTGTCTCTTTTACAGCCTTCTATCCAATCCCTAGCATCGCGTATGTTATCAAAAACATGACGTTTCAATGGTTCATCAAAAATAGTCTTGTACTTCGAATCTGGTACCATTTTTGATTTAAGATACAGGCTAGGTCTATACTGTACTTTCTTGATTATCTGTTCTCCATTGAGATAACCACGCACCAAAATGTTGTTACCATCAGCAACAGCGGAAGTATAGAAATCCAAATCTCACTCCTTTAAAATTATATAAGCTTATTGAGTATATCACAAAAGAAAATGGGAACCGAAGTTCCCATTAATAGACAGAGACAAAATTAAATTATGCCGCTTTTGATTTTTTTGTAGTCGGTGGTGGTACTGGTTCTTCTGTAGATGCTGTAGCACCAATCAGATTAGCGACAAAATCGACCAAATCAGCGTCAGAAGCGTTTTTGAATACTAACTGTGGAGTAACATAGTCCACTCGCTCAAAAGCCGCTGTAAGCTCCGCCAAATCAGTTTCGTCGATATCAGCATCACCGGAACCTACAAACAAAATATGTGTTGGTACATCTTCTGCTGGTAGTCGATTTATGAATGCTGAAATAAATACCCTACGCAGTAATGCGGTAGGATTCACAGTAGCGCCTAAAGCCGTATCTTCGTCGAGTCCTATGACCATCGGGTTATTGTTATAAGAACCTTTTTTGTCGGCAAACCACCCTGTCAGAGTAGCTACCAAAGAATCTTGTACTGGTTGTGTCTGTTCATCAAGAGCAACACCGAAGCATGGTAGAATTTTGTTCATGTCATTTCCTATTAAAATAACTATTTAGGTAGCTGATGCGACGCATTCGAAATCCACTTTCTTTTTCACTGATACGGTGAACGACAAAGCATCTGTGAACTCTGGATTATCGCTTACAGTGACGATATATGTGGGGGCTTCCTTTATTCGGAACCCAATAAGACATCCCTGCAAAGTCTTTTCTGCTACGTACTTATAGTATTCACGACTAGCAGCAGGAAAGTCTATTGTATAAAGTTCCTGATTGATAATAATATAGTAAGATTTATTCATAATTAACCTCCAAGACAAGCAATAACAATAGCGATAAAAGCAGATGTTATACAAGCAACGAGAACCATGCTATCTACATCAAATTTTTTCATAAAGAACTCCATAAAAATAAGCAATGCTAGATTGTACCAGCATTGCTATTCTATGTCAATCTTCTTCGCGTAAAAGAGATTCACCTGTAGCCCAATCAATAGGCTCCATTTTTGTCTGTAGTCTGGCGCTATCGATGTACATTTTTGATGACACTCTAATCATTTCTAATAGTGCCGCATGATAGTTTTTATCAAGATGTGGGTTATTACTCATTGTATCAGCCACGAATTGCGCGATTATTAGAGAAAAAAACGAAATAGATTGTTTCAGGCTATTGTCTTCTGGGAACTTTTCGAAATAAGCATCATACAGCTTATTGTACTGGTCAGAAGTAAAATCAGAAAAGTCGCTCATGATAAAATTAGTTGTTTGTTTGGAACAAGAATTTTGTTTTCTGGGGCATCGTCATCACTAAAAGCACTCATGAACTGCTCTAGAATTTCTTCTTGTGGCGCTCCTTCTAGTACGATCATGTTGCGGTACAATCGCACATCGCCATCAAACATAGCATATGATTTAATTACGTGGATTGAATTAGAGCCATCTTGGTTTGGAAATACCGCACAATGATTCTTTACTTCCAGATAATCTCTATTCGTTTCGTCACTCACTACTTCACCGATAAATTGCTCACCTGAAGTCACTTTAAAAATTCTTACATCCATTTTCATTTTCCTTGTCAATTAAAATAATTACCAACCACGTCTTTGTCTCCGTTCTTCTTTTCGAGCATCTAAATAGTGCCTAGCTACTTCTTTACTAAAACCAAAATCTGACAACACAACATGCTTTTTGCCAGTCACAGGATGATGCCACAAGCCCATATTTCCTTTTAACATGTCGGCAGGATGATTATCAGTATTAGCTACAAAATCAGATACCTTCCATACGAGTGGATGATCTTGTAGTTTATCCATACGTTCTTGTGAAGTCCTACCATAATGGTCTTTTCCGTGTGCCTGTGCCCAATTATGATTTACTGTGTCATAAAATTCCCGATGAGTTATGCCTCTTGGATAATCTGGGTGCTTTGTGGCTTCTCTGAAAGCCTTACTATCGAACTTTTCTACTCTACCCATTTCGAGATGGTGATGGTCGTCATGATGACCGAAATGGGGCGGCAAAATACCTTCTTCGTCAGTATGCCATTTGCCCTCATGGTCTGGTGAAATGATACCATAATCACGATTTACCCAATTATCAGATTCTACTTCATTTTGGTGCTGACCCAACAATCTACCAGATTTGTTGTATTTGTCTAGTTTGCCAGCAAATGCGATTTTGACAGCAGATGGGGTTTCTACATCATGACCATCAAGATTAATTTTCTTTGGTTCTTTTGGGAAGAAAACTGCTCTACTAGAACCTTTCTTTGGCTTGTCGTCTTCGAGACCAGTATCTTGACCAGCTCTGATTAATTCTCTAGCCTTTTTTGTAACCGCATTTAACTTGTGCTCTGGTCTGGTTTCGGCATCCATCGCATCCTGAATCGATCGATGAATAGCTTCCGAAAGAATATATGTATCTAGACCCTGATCATTATGGGCAGGTTCTGATTTCGAAAATTCTTTAAACGTTTTCATGCAATTCCCTTAAAATAAGTCCGTAGTTTCTGGTCGTGGTACTACGGAACCACAAAATTATTGCTTTATCTTACGACCCATCTTGTACTTCGGAATGAGCGTAAAATTCTTTTTGTCCTTATGAGGAACCACACGAATGTAATTCATAGGACACATAGCACTAGCTATTGATTTATCTAATACATTGACCAAACCCCATTCATCAAGCAACATCGCTATGCGATTTCTGCGTTCGATATCAGACTGTTCAATCGTATCCTTCTTACCATCCATCTTATACATTTCTTTGAAATGCTTGATGTAAAATTTTCCTCGTTTGTGTAGTATATGGCACGACTGAAATAGCGTTTTGTCGTCCCTCCCACTAATTCCCAATCGCGTCAATGTCTCCATACAAACGAGAAATTTATCAGGACTACTTAAAGTCACTTCTATTTCATCATAGTCATCGTAATGTTCATTAAATGTGCCAATCATCTTTTACCACCAGTATCCATTTTTGTTTTTATTGTGGCGATCTGGTCATCATTCAAAAGTCTGATTATTTCTAACGCCTTTTGAGTATTACACTCATAATAGCTCTTGATGATTTCCAGATCATCTGATTTTTTAGCAGACTTGGGATATTTCAAATATCGCTTTTTTCTGCTGATACTATTTATAAGAAAATCATACTGCTGATTTTTTGACAGATGTGGTCGGCTATTCATTTCGTTGGTCATGATCAGACATTCCTTGTCTGTCGATAGATTAGCATTAATGACAAACGGAACATAAGATTTGCTGGATTCGTCGCTGGTCATCAAATCAATCTTTGTCTCGCAAATAGATTTGACGAAATCAAATGGCGATAAGCTTTTGGCTTCTTTATTTTCCGTCATGATGTACCCCTAAAAATCAATCATTTTTAAATTCACACGAAGCCATAATGTCGGTCAGCATAGCCGCTGTATTGATTTCCTGATTAACTGCAAATGTTGACTTATACTGATAATCAGCAAGCGTCAAAACGAGTTGTGGAATGGACGTTGGTTTCATAAAATCTTTAGCATGTTTATAAAGATCGACATACAGCTTATCCTTATCCATGTCGATGTTTTGTGATACCCATTGTCGCATTTCATTAAACTGCTTTTTCTGCAAAATGCCAATCAGACTAGAGAAATTCGCTTCTGATGATTTCGAGAAAATACCAACGTCAATTTTACCGCTAAGAGAGTAGTCTTGCAACTCTACTAGTAATTTACGGAAGTTTGGAAACTCTGCTTTAACAAACGCCGCTATAGTAGGTTCGTCGTACTCGATACCCTCTTTATCCAAGATGGTTATGACACGCTCAAACATAGCACTCATCATAGGCGTTCGATCTTCTTTTTTGATATCGAATTTATAGTGGCTTACACGGCTATCTTTGAGGGGGTCGATGATTCGATGCGGGAAGTTACACGTCATTATGAATCTGACGTTGAATTCATCCATAAAGCCGCGCAGAGCACGTTGAATTGGTTCGCCAAGGCCGTCCGCTTCGTCAAGTATAATAACCTTGTTAGTACCCATCAAAGATACCGTAGACGCGAAATCCTGAATCTTTGTTCGAAGAACGTCAATGCCGTTTTCTAATGACGAATTGATGAAGATGTAGTCAAGACCGAGTACATCACAAATGACTTTTGCTACTGTCGTTTTACCGATACCAGCAGAGCCAGAAAATAACAAGTTCTGGAAATCTCCCTTAGCAACCATGTCAGCAAAATCAGCCTTTAATGATGCTGGTAAAATAGTGTCTTCAATTGTACGCGGTGCGTATTTTTTGTACCAGATGAAAGAATCGCCTATCTTGCTCATAATTTATACCTCATAAAATAAAGAAATAAAGGGTGAGCCATCCCACCCCTTTTGATCAATTTGAACTAGCTAACGATTAGCCTGTAGTACTGCGATCTAATGCAGCCAGAACATAATCGAGCTGACGCGATTCGCTGGCAAAATGAACAAACCGAGTTTCAGCAACGTTCACTGTATAGTCGTCAACGATCACTTTGAAAGTCGAGATATCCAAATGGTAACTAAACACGTTTTCAGATTCGCCTAATTTTTTCTTGTATGTGTTTTTTGTCGATGTTTTGAAATCACCAACGAACAGATAAACGTCTTTACCATCGCCAATAAAACTAATAGTGGTCGCCTTGATGATACCGGCAGTTTTCTTGATGGTCTGTACGTCTTTCGCTGTGAGTTTCACTTCGAACAACGAATTGTATTTTGGAATTTTGCTCGTCACTTCTTTTACCAATTCTTCGTCTGCGAAGAAAAATTCGAACTTGCTTTCTTCCTTGCTGATGGTCAAAGATTTTTCAAAGAAATCAATCTCCGGTTCATCGAACAAAGTTAGCATCTGAATGAATGTAGATAGATCATAGATGCCGAAGCCTTGCGGGAATTCTTCTTCTAATGTCATTTCGGCGTGAATATTTCCCACCGATGATCTTGTTTTAATGTGATTACCTTTTGATACAAACAGAGAGTTATTAATGTCACTAAAATTTTTAAGCAATTCTACCGACGAATCAGAAATTTTCATATTACATCCATTCTAAAAAAATAATTTACGAATACTACTTAGGAACAGCGATTATATCACATAAAACAAAAACATCAGGCTTGGATGACATTAGATACGCTGAAGTTCTTTATCTTATTGAACTCAATTGTTCTATCAAACATATCAAACAATTCTTTTGGCTTATGACTGATGACAATGACGTTTACATTCTCACTAATCTCTTGCAGGATGTCTAAGATAAGTTGTGTACCGTTATTATCAAGCGACGAATCCAACACTTCATCAAGAACAATAAAATTCGTCAGTGCATTGCCGGACATCATCGACAATTCACGCCATGCAAGCATGATAGCTGTATCGATTGTAGTCTTTTCGCCTTCACTAAATGAGTAGTAACTAAAGCTATCACGATGGCGAGATTTAATCACCTCATTGAACTCTTTATCTAATTCAAAACGAACATAGAAATCCATTTTATCAAGGTACTTGTTCACCAATGCATTGAACACAGGAATAAACTCATTGATTAGGCTTGCTTTGATACCGTCATCTTTTAAATGACGCTGTGCTTCTGTTAGTACAGCTACTTGGTTGGCTAAATGTTCAGACCGTTCTTGTTTATCAAATAGTTCTTTCTTCGACGCTTCAAGTTCAGTCTTACGGTCATCAATAGACAAAAATTGTTTGTCGATTTCGACTAACATTTCTTTTCGTCTATCTATCGTCTGTGCGGCATTCGTCATGTCCTGATTGATAGACTTGATCGTCTGACGCAATTCTTCCAGCTTTGTTTTTACTGCTTGATTATGGTCATGCTTTTCTTTTAATGCTGCGATGTCTTTGTCGATCAGCACCAAACCACTAGACAGTTTTAAAATCTGTATATCAACACGTTCTTGTATGTCGTGTTTGTGTTCTGGGTCAACTTTTTGCTTGCATGTTGGACAGTTATCAATAGCAGAGAATTCATCAATACTTTTTTCTAAACGATTTTTTTTCGCTTGTGCTTCTTGACGTTGATTCACCAATGCTTCTAATTCGCTCTTAACATCATCAGGAACGCCTAAAAATGTTTGGCTTAGGGTTTTACCTTCCGCGACCAAAGAAGCCTTTAAATCGGTCTTTTCTTTGATATACACATTTTGCGTTTCGATGTCACGTAATATAGGTTCTTTCTGAGAGTCAGAACTTTTTGATGTCTCTGTAATGAAGTCTTCCAGCATCAAAATTTTGTTGTTCAATACTTTAATTTCGGATTCGACAACAGAAAGACTTTTTGACGTGGTATCGAGTTCAGCTTTTGCTATTTTGCCCATGTCAGAAAACACATGAAGCCCGCGCAAATCCTCTACTAATTCCCTACGTTCTTTTGCATCCATCTGCATAAACGGTGTAAAGCTGGCGTTACCTAGTAACACAACATGCTTCATAGTCTTGTATGAGAACCCTATAAGGTCTTCAATCCATTCCTGCGGTTCTTTTCCTGCTGGTAATTGTAGCTCTTCGTCATTGACAAAAATTTCTAACTTGTTCGGTTTAATACCACGTACGATTTTATAGCGATTATCACCTATTGTAAAGATAGTGAATGTTTCCGTCGAACCGTTATTAATTGTGTTGATAAGAAGATTTTTATTGATCTTGCGTAATGCTTTATTGAACCACGTAAAACATATAGCATCATTGAATGTGGTTTTTCCGCTACCACGATTACCACAAAACAAGGTTGTTTTGTGTTTGTTCACATCGATTACAGTAAAAGCATTACCG